CCGCAGTCACCCATCCCCGGCAAGGGATGGATTTGGCCGGTTCAGCTAAACCTGATCGGTCAGGATCGTGTCTACGGAGCGCCGGGACAGGTTCCGACCTACGATTTAAGCCCACCCAAGAGGGGCGTCACACCGATTAACCTAAGCGGTTGGGTTAATCCCGGCATCAAGATACAGACGCTCACCGGGCCGTTTAATCAGGCGGACTGGCCACCGCCGCCCCGTGGGCGCGTTCCTGGCAAGGACTGGATATGGCCTACCCCACTGGTCCTAATCGGCCAGGACAAGGTTTATGGGGCTCCTGGCCAGGTTCCTACTTACGACATTCAACTCGCCCCGCGCGGCAAAGTACTGCCGCCGCCCGGGTTCATAAACTTCGCTAACCCGTCGATCATTCCGGCTGGTTTCACACAAAGTAACCAGCGGCCGCTTATTACGCTTCCGATTTACCCCGTGTTCTGGAAAGGACGATCGTAACTTGGGTACCGATCTCCACTACCGCCCCGGCGATTTTTACCGCATTTGCGATAGAACGGGCTTCGCCACGCGTGCGGGGGCGACCAAGAAGGAATGGACTGGGCTTTATGTTCAGACCAAGGTCTGGGAAATCCGTCAGCCGCAGGATTTCGTCAAGGGCGTGATTGACGACCAGACCGTCCCGGATGCCCGCCCGCGCTCTATTGATGTGTTCGTCGGCCCCCTGACTACGAACATTGCGATCCAGGCTAACCCAGGGGCTACTCTCCTGAACGTCAATTCTTCCATTCGATTCCTCCCTGGAGACAAGATCATTGTCGTGACGGATACGGTGTCGCTCTATACGAGCGTTGTTAACACCCCTTCTGGCACTCAGATAACCATTGCTAATCCCCTTCCATTTTTTGCCTCTGTCGGAAATGAAATCACCGACCGATCGGCCATAGCGGCGGCTCCAATCGGCTGATGTCATACAGCGAATATGAATATGAAACTGCGATGACGAAGATCGATGAATTGCGCGCGGAGAATAGACAGTTAAAGAATGAGATTAAACGACTTAAGCACGATCTTGATAGCTACGTGAAAGTAGCAAATGAATATGTAAATGAATATGAGGCTCCTTTGTAAATGCCCACCAGCGGTACAGCTTCGTTCAACTACAATCGCAATCAAATCATACTGAGGTCGCTTCGCATCGTTGGCGCCTTCGCGTCCGGTGAAACGCCTGATGCACAGTCGGTAACCGACGCCTCGGATGCCCTCAACGCCATGATCAAGGCGTGGAACGGCTCCGGGTTGCACATCTGGACCGAGGAAGAAGCGATCCTGTGGCTTCAGCCAAATCAGACCACGTACATTATTGGGGGTACAACAACTGATCATGCCTCCTACGCCACTCAGTACAACGTTCCGACTACGGGTCAGGGATTCAATTCGACAACTCTCTCAGCTGGCGCAAGTAATCTCGCAACTTCCCTTACGCTTGCGTCTACTGCTAATATTACTGCTGGTGACAAGGTTTCTGTACTTCTTGATAATGGGCTTCTGTTCTGGACTACGGTTAGTGGCCCACCGTCTGGCAGCGTTATTAACATCGCTAACGCGCTGAACGACACGGCAGCCCTCGGCAACCCGGTCTATAACTACACGACCGATATCATTAGGCCGTTGCGCATCGTCTCCGGTCGCCGATTTGCCTTCAATACTGGTTCCGTAAACCAGATTGATACGCCGATGATCCCGCTCTCGCGTATCGACTACCGCAATATGCCGAACAAGAACGCGACCGGCACGATTACGCAATTCTTCTATGATCCGCGCGGGGGCGCCAACACACAGGGTGTTATCAACCTGTGGCCGGCCCCCTCGGATGCCCTCTCAGCCTTCAAGTTCACCTGGTATCGGCCGCTGCAAGATATCACGACGCAATCGCAAATCCCTGACCTTCCGACCGAATGGCTCAACGCCATCATCTGGAATCTGGCTGATGAAATTAGCCTTGAATACGACATTCCAGACAATCGCGCCGCAAGGATCACGCAGAGGGCTGGTCGCTATCTCGACCTAGCATCAGGCTGGGATCGCGAGATTGAAAGCTACTTTTTTGGCGTCAACACGGATCAGACTGGGCCGTAATGCAGATACCCTTTGCTACGCAGTCCTATAAGCATAGGTCGCTGCCGATATCTGCCCAGCGCTGCGTCAATGCTTATGCAGAGAAGGAGCCTGAAGGTGCAAAAACGCCAGTCGCCGTACTCGGGATGCCGGGGCTTACAGCCTTCACTACGGTCGGCTCAGGACCAATTCGCGGAATGCATCTTATGGGGGGCACGCTGTTCGTCGTATCAGGAATGTTCCTGTATAGTGTGGCCTCAAACGGAACACCAACGCTGCTCGGCGGCCAAATCACCGGAACTAACGTTGTCGATATGGCGGACAACGGCACGCAGGTTATTGTCGTCAACGGCGTCAAGGGTTACGTCTGGTCTGCCCTGAACGGCTTCATTACGATCGGCGACATCAACTTCTTTCCATCAACGTCGGTTGAGTTCTTCGATAGCTATTTCGTCTTCAGCAAGGATGGCACTAACCAGTTCTTTATCTCCAACATCCTGGATGGGACGACCTACAATGGATTGGATTTCGCGTCTGCGGAAGTTTCGTCGGATTTCGTTCTGGCAATCATCAACCAGCAAGAAAACCTTCTTATCTTCGGTGCCCGAACCATTGAGACCTGGTACGACGCCGGAGCCGTCCAGTTCCCATTCCTCCGCGTTGATGGAGGCACGATTGAGCGCGGTACTGCTGCGGCACTCACACCCGTCAAGGAAGATAACTCCGTATTCTTCCTAGGCGACGATATCGTGTTCTATCGGCTGGATGGCACGCAGCTAAGGCGCGTCAGCCAGCACGCCATTGAGGAGGCTTGGCAGAACTACGTCACAGTCTCGGATGCCTATACGTTCTCCTATACGTTCGAGGGGCACAAGTTCATCGTTCTGGTGTTCCCATCGGCCAATGCGACCTGGGTCTATGATATCTCAACCCAACTTTGGCACGAGCGGGAATCCTGGGACCTCAACAATAACTCATACGGCCGCTGGCGCGGGAACTTTGCGATCGGTGCCTATAATCAGGTTCTGGTCGGGGATGCGTTCTCTGGCCAGATTGGGTTCATTGACGAGACAGTGGCCACCGAGTTCGGAAATACCACGCGCCTTCTGATGGTAAGCCCGGTGCTACATCAGGATCGCAAGAGGTTGTTTCATTCCCGGTTCGAACTGGACATGGAAAGCGGCGTAGGCACGGCTACGGGGCAGGGAACCGATCCGCAGGCCATGCTGGACTGGTCGGACGATGGCGGCCGCACGTTCAAGAACCTCCAGATATTTCACAGCATAGGCAAGATCGGCGCTTACACGCAGCGGCTGCGCTGGTTGAGGCTAGGGCAGTCTCGCCAACGTTACTATCGTTTGATGATCTCCGATCCAGTGCGCCGTTCTGTGATTGCGGCTAGCGCTGATATCTCGGCAGGAATATAACCCTTATCTCCGGTAGGGAGACCACGTTCCGCTGCCGATTGACTAGATCGGTAGCTTTCCGTGGCACCTGAAGTCACTCAGGCTTTCGGGCTAATCAACCCTATAGCACAGGACTAATGCCGTGCCAATAAGCGCCGCCGCTCAGCAGACGCCGGTTGTTGCGCCGTCAACTCAACTGCCGTTTACCAATACGGTTGACAATACTGGAAAGGTCAACCCGGGAACCCTGTCGCAGACCGGCAAGCTGCTTATACAGCAGTATCATGATTTCATGGTCAACATGGCCAGGATCATCCCGGCCAATGCTACGACGGCCAGCAACGTCATTACTCTAACGCTTTTGCCCATTCAGCCAGTAGTTACCCAATATGCCATTTTTGACACATATGGATTTGTGGCTGATGCTACTTCTACTGGGCTTATCAGTGCTCTCGTCGTTACTGCTACTGGCCCTCTAGCCACGATCAAGGTGTTCAAGAACAACGGTGCGGCGCAGGCCACGACGGGCGACGTAACGATCAACCTGCAATACTTCCTGACCTATGTAGACTCGCTCAATGCGGGGGCTGGCGGATTTGTGCTGCGATGAATGATGTTGCAATAGGTGAACCATATACTTGGTTGTGTACGTTTTCGGATTTCGACAAGGTTGTTCTGATAGAAGAAAAAATGCGGGAACACCCGCAGATTGACATTCCGGTCAAGCACTACTTTTCGCAGGGCGTGTACGCGCGGGAGATTACCATCCCCAAGGGCACGCTGTTGACCGGCAAGATACACAAATATCAGCAGCTCAACATCATGTCGTCAGGCGAGATGTCCGTTCTGACGCAGGATGGCGTGGTCCGTGTAAAGGCTCCCTTTACAATCGTATCGCCTCCGGGGACCAAGCGCATTGCTTACGCGCACGAGGATACGGTTTGGACGACCATTCACGGAACTGACGAGACGGATTTAGAAAAGATAGAAGCTCACTTCATTGCCAAAGACGAACACGAATATCTTGAATTTCAGAAGGTGCTATTAGAATGTCGTGGGTAGCAGCAGCAATCGGCGGCTCTGCGCTAGTTAGCGCAGGTGCGGGCATTTTCGGTGCCGAACTGGCATCCAAAACACAGTCCAACGCCGCAGCCAACGCATTGGCGTTCCAGCAGCAGGTTTGGCAGACACAGCAACAGAATGCGGCGCCTTACCTCAATGTCGGCAAGGGCGCGACTTATTCGCTTGGCGCACTGTATGGCATTGGCCAGAACGGACAGCCTACGGGCACGCCGGTCGATTACTCACAGTTCACCAATTCGCCCGACTATCAGTTCGCTCAGCAGCAGGGCAATCTTGCTGTAAACCGCACGTTGGCCGCCCAGGGCCAAACGCAATCCGGTGGGGCCATGAAAGCGATCTCTGACTATAACCAGGGGCTGGCCTCGCAGCAGTTCGGGAACTACTACAACCGTCTTCTGTCTCTTTCCCAGATGGGCAACAACGCTGCTATCGGTGTCAATAACGCCGGCTCTCAGATGGCCAGCACGATCGGCGGGACACAACAGGCCCTTGGACAGGCACAAGCGTCGGGCACTGTTGGCGCTACTAACGCAATAATTGGCGCCTCCAATAGCCTCCCCGGCAACCTTTTGTTGTCCAAATATATTCAGAACCAGAGTCAGAACCAGAACAAGAGCGCTTATCAAGACCCGATGGGTGGTGGCTAATGCCCGTCAATAACGCACTCGCAGAGTCGATCAATACGGGTCAGTCGGAAGACCCGTTCAAGCGGCTTACTGAGTTTGAAAATCTTGGCAATTTGCAGACGCGCAACCGTCTTATGGAAGCGCAAATTGGCGAGGCCGGCGCTAGGGCTGGCGAGGCCGGCGCTGCGGCTGCATTGTCTGGTTCTCGGAAGAAATATCAGGACTTAGAGACCCAGAACTATACCAGGACACAGGACCCCAGCGGCTTTACGCCTCTACAGCAGTCTGAAAGGGCACGCACGCAAAGCTCGCTTGCCGAAGCCGAAAAAACACGCGCTGAGACGGCCAGGGTAAATGCGGATAACGCTGGGCGCATTGGCAACCTAATTACCAATGGCGCCAGTCTGCCGGAGGTTCAGAGGTTTTCTACGGCCTTGGGACAGCCGATCCCGCCGGATCAATACGCCCAATATGAAAAGAACGACGCCCTACTCAGGGAGCACGGTCGCAACCTGAATGCCTACGGCATGTCCTCGCAGCAATATCTGCAGCCCCACCCGATTTCATCTGGTGCTGGCTTTAGAACAATAGGGCAAGAAACTGCTCAACCGCCCGCCCCAACTCCGGCAACTCCTGGCACTGCGCCTCCCAGCGCAGGACCCGCGCCTCCGGCGGCTGCTCCCCAAGCCCCTGCTGCTGGCCTTGGTCAAGCGCCGATCTCGCCACAGCAAAAACAGTTGGAAGTAGATGCGGCTAAGGATTTCTCTGGGCCATCTACCAAGTCGTATAATGGCGCCTTAGACCTTCAGGGACGATTAGCTATTATAAATCACAACATCGATACGCTTGGTCCTCAATGGATGGGTGCTGGTGCTGATACAAAGGCTGCATTCAGCAAGGCTTGGAATTCTGCTCTTGATACGGCTGGACTTGAGGGATTTCACATTAATCCCGAGAAGATCGCAACGTGGGAGGATTTCAATAAGGAAACCACTCGCGCCGGGATGGAGCTTATAAAGTCTAACTTTGGAGGCTCTCGCGAAGCGGCCAGCATCATTCAGATGGGGCGCACCGCCGTTCCTGCCGTCCAAAACACCTATCTCGGCGCCAAGTATGTTTCCGCCACCATAGGAGCTGCTGCCCAGCGACAAATTGATTTGCATGAATACAAGCGAGACTTGCTTGCGCAGGGCAAGAGCCTCGTTGGTGCCGATGCGGACTTCAACAAGACGCACCCAGCAGAAGATTACGCAAGGGGGGCCATTGCTGGGCAAATCCCCAAAACATCAGTTTCCAAACTGTTAGCTGGCGGCCCGCCCGATATCTTTGACACCCATTATGGGCCAGGAATGGCCCAATACATCCTCTCGCATCGGCCGCAATAATGGCTGGTGACGATCCGTACGCCGGGGATATCGAGGCGTCGCATCCTGGAGTTTCGGTAACTGTAAGGCCAGGAGGAAGCGCTAAGGCTGACCCATATGCCGGGGACATTGAATCCTCGCATCCGGCGGCCGCTCACGGTCTCGCAAAGGCTTTAGAGCCGATCACTAGCTATCCAAGCACCTATAACCAGATGCAGCACGAATCCCGTGCACAGATGGCCGCTGGCGTAAGTCAGATGGGCGAAGGGGGCGCTAAGAATATAGCGATAGGTGCCGGTAAGACGGCGGCGGGTGCCCTTGGTTATGTTGGTTCGCCAATTAGCGCCGCGCTTCACACCTTTGTTGGTAAGCCGGTTGAAGAAAACACAGGTATCCCCGCGCCATATACCGAATTCGCTGCTGGCTTAGCGCTGCCCGTTCCAAAAAACATTCCGCTCGGAGCCGTGGCCCGCGCAGCCACCAAGGCTGAGGGGGCTGTTCCGACAACCAGCGAACTGTTTACTGCTGGCTCCGCAGGAAGAGAAGCCGCGCGAGAATCGAGTTTCGTTGCCCCAGCCGAAGATGTCTCCAAGCTTCGCGCAGACTTTGCCGAGAAGTCGAGAGTGCAGGGTCATGCGACCCTCGCGCCCAAGGTCTCTCAGATAATGAACGAGGGGTTGCCAGAGTCTGGGCCAATGGCTGCCCCAGACCTTGTCACTCTCCGCACGCAACTGGCCAACGCAACCAAGTTGGGCGGAGGAGAGGCGCAGGGCGCCAAGGATGCAAAAAAGATAATCGACAAATACATGGGGGAGAACATCCCCGATGCTAATGCGGCTAATGCGAACTTCGCTGCCGGCTATCGAGCCAAGGCGGTTGACCGTGTAATTGATAATGCCAGTAGGGCTGTAAATCCGGAGGCCGCGCTAATCTCTGGATTAAGGACAATCCGAAATAGCGAAAAAAACAGTCGTGGCTTTAGCGCCGACGAATTGGCGAAGATGGACGACATTATTAAGTCGGGCATCCCAAACAAGCTAAAGAGCGGCGGCAGATTTATAGGCGGGGCTGGAGACCTTAGAACCTGGGCAGCCAGTGTGTTTGCCACTCCACTCGCTCCAATTTTTGGCTATGGCATGAGGAAGTTAGGCAACGCAATTACCGATAGCCAGGTCCAACAGTTGAGTGAAATGGTTCGCTCCAACTCACCAAAGGCCAAAGCCGTAAGTGCCTCTCTCCGCGACTGGTCAACCGCTACTCACGCTTTCGAAGTAGACCCTAGCGTGCGGGCGATGGCGCGAGTTTCAATAGCGTCTCGCAACCTTTCAAACAATCTACAGGTGGCGGGAGTCTCAGTATCCCCAAGCCATCTTCTAAGGGCAATTGCAGGTCCTGTGAAGGCTAGCAACAATCAAGAAAGTCCAAACCTGCAAGTCATTGGGCAGGAAAAACAGGGACCACAGTAAGAGTCCGATAAAACCGTAATAAAGCAACGCCCGCCTTCGGCGGGTTTTTTGTTCACCGGATGGTGCAATGGCTAACAGATTACCCAATCCAGACATCCAATTCGCCGATCAGAACGGCCTCCCCTATGCTGGCGGCTTTCTGTTCTTTTTCGCCTCTGGAACGTCAACCCCCCTAAATACATTCTCGGATAGTGGCTTATCTATAGCCAACACGAATCCGGTGGTATTGGATTCCGCTGGGCGTGCGGGTAGCATTTTCCTCCAAAATCTGGCCTACAAGGTCGTTCTGGAGGACGTTAATTCCAACATCATTTGGACGATCGATCCGGTCTATACGTCGGACTTCTCGACGGTAGCCGCGTTCCTGACTAATGCCGGAAACCCAAACGGCTCGGTAGCTGGTACGGCGGGTTCCGGCACAGTCCCGTCCTCGGTCATCTGGGACCGCACAAACAATATTCTCTATGTCGCCACGGTTACGGGCTCCAGCTCAACTACCGTCTGGACGGCCGTCAATCCCGCCTCAACGGCCGCCCTGTCGCTTGTCGAGCCGCAGGGCTACCTGGGCCCCGACTCCAACAACCCCATCCCGGCGGCTGGCTTTGGCTCTGGAGAGACTAACGCCGTAGCGACCTCCCTCTTCTACACCCCCTACGTTGGCAACCTGATCCCGATCTATAACG